GCCATTGGTGGAGTGCGTCGAACTGCCTCTGCTTGCCCCTCGGCAAGAATGAGCCGAATACCTTTAGTGATTTCGCCATATGCTTTTTTATCAAAGTAAGCAAGTGCATTGACAGCGTTCCCGACACCTTGAACTTTGATAATCATTTCTTGGATGCCTTTCGCTCTTCAACCATGCGCCACCGTAAATACCGTTCCATCGTGGTAATCATTCGTGGCGACTCCGCTAACACGCTCGCTGGCGCAATAGAAAACTCGTAAGCCAGGTGAACTATTCTGAAGTGTGCGGAGTCTTGTCCAAAGGGGTTATTTCTTCATCCTCATCAAAACCGACTGAATCAATGGTGAGCAACCATTCATCGAATGTGCCAACCTTGGAATCAGTGCGTTTCAACGAATGCCAAGCTAAGTAGCAGGCATCTGTGAAACGAAACTCATCAGCAAGGCGAGCAGCCGAACGGTTGTACTTTGATTCAAACCCAACGATGTCAACCGCCAAGACTTTCGCCTCAGCGGTTGACCCGTCAGCGTATTCAACTTTAAGGTTCATCTTCATGTCAACAATTCCTCTCCAATTGTTTTACAGCGGATTAAGCGCCAGTGCCGCGAGCAACTGCGCCGGTGATAGGAAATGACACAGAGACAGTGGCAAGATCGCCCACTGCGCTTTGCATTGGGGAATACTGGGAAATCAAAGCGTTAAACGTGTAAGCAGGGTTGGTTGCGCTCGTTGCGGCTGTGCCACCAGGTTGAATGCTTACTGCGGCTGTGCCACCGAGCAGCGGGTAGAGCAGCGCGTCAACGCCGCCAGCACCGAAGTCTTGATGAAATTCAAAGTCAACGGTTCCACCTTTAAGACCGCCAACGCGGGTGCGCCATGCTGAACCAAACGCCGTTGTTTCTACGTCGTCTGCTTCAAGTGAGATTGTTGCACTTGCACAACTAGCCGTGACCGTGCTGCCACCAACAATGATGACTGGATTGATTGTTACGAACTTTGCCATGATGATTACCTTTCTTTAAGCGAATACTGCAACGCGGAACTCGGCTGCAAGATATGTGATGTCTGCAATTACTAGATCCCCATAATTTCGGAGATCCACAACTCTCAGATCGTTGCAAGCGCCTGAGAGAGTTCTGTTTGATTCAATTGCTGTCTTGACGCTGCTTGCCCCTGTGGGGTTGCAATAAGTGTCAAGCTTGTTTTGTGCTGTGCGCTCGCTGACTCTGCCAACAATGCACAACACGGTGAACTGGTATGTGTCTAAACCTCTACCCATTGAAGTATCAAATGAGATTGACTCGGGTGAAACAATGGCAATGGGTGGCTTTGGGTCGTCAGGGATCGTTGCTGATGTGCGCAGCCCTGGGATTGTTGCAAGGTTGGTTGCAATGCCAGCGCGAATTGCGCTCATTGTTGTCATGCAACACCGACCACGTTGCGCCGGTACGGGGCGAGCATGGCGTTGATGTCAGGATCAAACTTGCGAACCATCACAATACCAATTTCACCAAAGCCTGCTGCCCCTAGTGGACTGTCGAAACGCTTAAATTGGCGCAGCGACATGAGGACACATGCTTGCACAACATCGGTGGGAATCGTTGTGGCAAAGCCGAATGCAGCAGTGACCTTCACGGTTGTCTCACCGATAGGCGAAGTGGGAAACAAGTAATCTTGGACGGCAATAAGTTTGTTGGTGGGAAATGCCAAACCTGCGGATATGCTGTTGAGTGGCTGGCGTTGAAAATCATTAGCAGTCCAGGTTTCGTCATAGACACCATCAACACCAGATGAAGTCTGAACAGCGATTGATGCGCCGGCAACGTCATCAATTGTGCAAGCGTAGGAATTGTCTGCAACGTAATAGCGGGACTCTGAGGTTGTCACATAGAAGTGGCGCTGGCAATGACCATCAATGAGCCGTGAACTTGATTCAATTGCCAACTCAAGCAGCGTGTCATCAATGTCATCAGTGATGCGCGCTGCCGCCTTAACGGTTGCTAGATCAGCGTAGCCGTTCACAATCGCCATTGGTTAATCCTTTGCTAGGTCAGTAAGTAGTGGCCGCCACATCTGCGCGTACACTTTGTCTGCGTCATAGTTGTCAACAACGAATTGCCGGGCAGTCATGGACGGTTTGCCGGTGCGCTGCTCGTATGCCTGGTTAAGCGCGTCAACAATGCCTGAGACACTCGGCGTTTGAAACCAAGCCGCTTGAGCAACATCCCACAGCGGCTGCCCCGGCACTTTCCAGCCATGACCAACCAACTCAGGCTGCGCGCTAAAATCAGAGACAATCACAGGGACACCACATGATTGAGCATCAATCACAGTGATCCCAAAACCTTCACCCAAAGTTGGTGCAAGTAGTACATCCATGCCGGAATAAATAACAGCGAGGTATTCGCTGGGGATTCCTTTGTGGTACTGGTACTGGTTCACGAATTCAAATTGATCATCGCGCAGACCAACAGCCTTGATCAAAGGGTCAAAGGGAATGCCACCCATCCCGCCGTGACGTTCGGTATGCAAGTACAGAAAGGCATCGGGCTTGTCTGCTGCGAAGATTGAGAAAGCAAGCAACTGCTCAGCAAACGATTTGCGAACGGGCGCAATGCCTTTGTTGTTGTTGTTGATCCCGACAACGAAAGCATCTTTGGGCGCTTTCATTATTTGCCGGCCAGACTTCACGCCGTTAGCGGTCAATATGTTGTGGGACGGTTTGAACACTTGTGTGTCAATGGCGTGCGGGATGTAGTCACACTCAAGACCTTGAGCGCGTATCTGCTGCGCGCCGAATTGTGACATTGCCAAAGCTCGCACATTGGGTTTGGTCAGGAACTGTATTACATTTTCAGGTGCTGGCGTGTGATCAATTGGCACCCAACAAACAACCGGCATGTCATCCCAGCGAGGGTGATCAAAGACCCATGCGTCATACAGCGTGAAAACAATCGGCTTACCTTCAGGGAATTCTCTGCTGTGTTCCTGCCAGTACGGGTAGACAACTTCATTGGAGTACGGGTCAAGTCCTTTGGGATAGACCGTCATTCCCTCCCAGTCACTGACTGTTCCCTCTAAACCATAGTTCGCAGCAACAGCAACGTGATGACCATCGGCAACCATGCGCGTTGTTACTTGTGCTGTTTGCGTTCCGTAGCCCGTAGGTGCCCAGGGTGCGTTGCTTGCCCAGAGTGCAGTGAGTTTGTTCACGGTTTCCTTTCACGGTTCACGGTTGTGTTAGTCGGTGGAAACCGATGGGCGCAACTGCCGTGAATCAATTGCGACCATCGGAGTGTGAATCAGTGCTTACGCAGCGTTGCCAATAAAGTGCTTGACTGCTTGAGCCTGACCGAGATCGCCCCACAAGCGAAGCGTTACGCGGAAACCGACCTCATCGGTGTTGAAGTACGCATCATCACTGCGAGCAATTTCGATGCCACCAACTTGGCGCACATGGTAGGAACTGAAAGCGCCAAACAGAACAGACTTCGCGCTAAGAGCAGTTGCAACCACGTCTGGGTTTTCCAGAACGCCGTAACCTGCGAAGGTGTCAGGATTGCCAGCAGAGGTTGTTGGCACATACAGGTACTGTCCTGCGGTGTCCTTCAACTTACGGAGCGCGCCAAGACTTGAACGACGCATCATGAAGTTTGCACCTTCGCGCACATAGTCAGAATCAACCGAGTGTGCAAGGTCAATAAGGTTGTCAGCAGTGAACGCACCCGTGAGGGCAGTTGCACCAGTAACGCCAAGGCTTGACGCCGTAACGACACCATTGGCTTGGGCCGTTCCTGTGCCGACCGTGAGCAGTGCGTTGGCACGAATACCAACAGACTTGCCAAGGCTTGCAGCAAGGTAGGACACAATGTCAATGCCAGAGTCGGTGAGCAGCTCGCGGCTTACCTTGGTAAGCACCTGTACCTTTTGCGACTTCAGCGTGATGTTGCTAAATACTGGATCAAGTGGAGTGATCGCAGTTGCTTCAGCAATTGCACTAGCGGCTGGGCGTGACGTTTCAACGGGAACCTTGATGTCTTCACCGGAAGCGGTGTTGAGTTGGGTAACAACGTTGGTGTCAAGCATTGGGCCTTGATACTGCATTTTCTGTTGCAGGATCGCATAGAACGACTGTGGCACAACTGCACTGTCATCGCTTGTGTTCAGGTCGCGTCGCTCAAAAGTTGCGGTGCGAATTTCACCAGATGCAAGTGCGCGAACAACATCAAAGTCAGAAGCTTCACGCAGTGCGCGATCTTCCCGAACCTCTGGTGCAGTGCGAACAGCAGCTTCGATGTCAGCAGCCTTGGCTGCATCTTCCATCAGCCCAGCGATGCGAGCAGAGCGAGCATCAATGTCAGCGTTTGCGCGAACGTAAGATGCTTCCTCTTCAGCGTTCAGATCACGCTTTTCTTCAGCAGCGCGCTCAAGAATTGAGCGAGCTTCATGCAGCGCGTTGCGGCGCAGTTCTTCCTGTTGCTTTAAGTAATCCATTATGGATTCCTTTCTAAGTAGTGTGAGTGTTTTGACAATCCGCGCCGGCTCCGGCGTCGGTACGTCCAGCGGCTCCGCTGTAACGCGAGATCACTAAATGTCGTATTTTTTAGCGATCAAATCTAGTTGCTTCATCAGCAGCGCGACAGGCGTATTCGCTGGCGCTACTTCCTCAATGTCAAGTTGTGGGGATGAGCGATCAACGACAGTGCGCAGCACATCGGCTTGCTCGTCAGTAAGTTGCTCACCAGATTCAAGGGCTGCGATTGCATCGGTCAGCACAGCAACGTCAGTCTCGGTGCGGAAAGCAATAACGCTCAAGTTGCGTACTGATGCGGTTGTTGCCGAGTAAGCGGCAACGCCGGTCACTACTGACACCTCATGCAACCGAACCTCTTTGAGCGTTCGATTGTCTGGCCCAGTCCATTCATCTTTGACCGTTGAGAATCCGAATGACATTGTGCGCGTGTCACCGCGGGCAATGCTCACGGAAAGGTCACGGGCGTAACTTGTGTCAGGCAAATCAATCTCCGAATACAGGCCATCTGAGCGACTATCAAGGCGCAAGGTCTTAGCCCTCGTACTGCCAAGGATAAGGCGCTCATCGTGGTTGATATAGGCGCGAACGTCATTCTTGGCTTTGAGCGAGCGATCAAATGCGCCGGGCGCAATAACTTCAATGAAAGGCAGCGGCAAGCTGGGCGAATCGTAGCGCGCAGCGAAACCGCCAAAGGTCATTCCATCGCCAGATTCAGCAGCGCGAACTTCAACAATGTCTGCGTCAAAGTTTCTAAATTCAACATTCATGTGCATTACCTTTCGGTCAAACTTGATATACGGCTTGTGGATCTTCAGGATCAACCTGGGCAATTCCTTGCAATTGGACTGACGGTAAACCTGTGTGAGTGATTGGCGCGAGTCCAACAGCGGCAGCGGCTGCATCGGGATCAAAGCCGGCTTGCACCAACTTCACAGCCATTGCAACGCGCTTGTCCAATTCAGTAATGGATGCTGCGCCGAGATCCACGTTTGCCAATGGCACTCGGTAGACCTCTCCACCTTCGACAGGCTCCATGTCCTCAAGGCGGTGAATATCATTGATGCTCAAATATCCGGCCTGAGTCGCGCTGGAATAGGCAGCAAAGCGTTCTGTGAGATTGGCGCG